CTCCGCTTTAATCTCAGAGCGGTGCATGGCGATGTATTGTTTAAACACATCCGCTTGCTTACCCTTCCAGGCCCCTCGAACAACTTCGTTAATAACGGAGATGTAGGGACTGAGCTTGGTCTCCTCTTCATCACCACCAACCCTTGCGAGGACCTTATGGTTTCCAACCATTAGGCCTACGTTTAGGAAAGGGATGATCTCAGGAGTGGGATTCGCCTGCCGTAAGTCCATGACCACCGAGACAGAGTTAATGTTCGCATAACTGGGATGGATGTAAGCCTTTCCAGGGCTCATTTCCAAACCAACCTTGCGACCAAGCTCCTTGTGGAGCTCCCACTCTGCCTCAGTCCCTATATAGAGCATATCGTCACCGTTGATCCTGACGGCGGCGAGAAGATCTTTAAGGGAAGCCTCTGGGCGAAGGCGCCGACGGACCGTAAGGTATAAACCGAGGTTCGCCAGGCACAGGATGGGGAAGGACAGAATGGAACCCATAAGCTGACCGTTGATCTGGTCAACTGGATCGAGTTGAACACCCGCCACTTCTGGGTATTGGATCCGATGAGGAGCCAACACACCGAGAAGGAGGTGGAGTAAACTTTTCGAACCAGTCTCCGCAAACGCTCCAGTCGAGACCTCATTCAGCAAACTGAAGAGGATCTCCTGAGACAAGGATGCGGAAAGACCGTCAGTCGCTGCACTGTAGTCAATACTAAGCCAAAACTCCTCACGGGGTTGGCCGAACTTCGACTGTGCAGCGTAGAGATCCATGAGATCCGTCGGATCAAATGGTCTCCCGATCAGGCTGAAGGGCTCCATCTGCCTCATACAACCATGAAGGATCTTTTGGACAGGTTTCGCGAGATAGTACTCCAGACCTTGACCTTTCGAGATGGTTCGAACCTTAAATGGTTCGAGCACTGCCTCGACTTTGGCATTGAGTCTAGGAATTGCGTCCTCGTAAGAGTACGCACGTTCCCGCAATAAGTCCTCCAAATCCTCCATCTCCCCGGGTCGCACTACGTGGTAGGCAGCTTGGCCTGCCAACACCTTCTTGTCCTTGAACGTTGGTGTATCGTAGACGGTCATGCGACCCAAACTTTCCGATTCGCGGAGAGCCGACCTAAGGCCTAGTTTCTCGCGGAGCAAACCGGACTGACCACCAAGCTTTCGGCCTACCTCGAAAGAGGCATGCTCAGAAGCCTTGTGGGCAGCCAGCTCGGGGCTTCTAAAGACCCGACGAAGCTCAAAACGCGTTCGACTGACTATTCGGTCGATAACTGCCGCGAGGTTGTCCATGACCTCGTCCAACAGCTCTCCCTCGTCTCGAAGAGGGTC